CTTTATTAGAAAGAAATTTAGCAACTATTCAAAAAATAGGTAATGCAGCTACAAATTTAGATTTATCAGCCTTAGAAGATTCTTCGATAAGAGTAAATGCAGAACTTGATAGGACTATAAAAAATCTGCAAAGAATAGGAGAAAGTGAAAAAGCTAGAGAATTATTAAGTGAAGAGATAGCTAAACAAACAGGTACAGTAGCAGGAACTTCTGAAAATATAGCTGATAATATCAATTTGTTAGTTGCTGAATTTAAAGAATTTACATCATTAGCTGCAACAGCTTTAGGAATAATAGGTGTGCCTTTTGTAGCTGCATTAACTTTGCTATTAGACACAGTAAATATGATTCTAGAAGGATTTAATTTAATAACGTCTGCTATAGGTTTTGCTATATCTGAACTGATACGACTGATTAGATTTTTACCTGGTGGTCAAAAAATACTGGATTCTATTGAAAAGAAAGTTCAATCAGTTAATGAAGGTGCGACAAAATTAACAATATCAGCACAAGATACGATGGATAGTTTAAAACAACAATTAGAAAATTTACAAGAACGAATCCGTTTAGGAGATCAAGAGGCTAGTATTCAGCAAAAAATAAGAGATATATTGGCAAAAAATCCAGAATTAAAGAAAAAAGAAGTTGAACAGGCCGTAAGAGCTATAGCAGCAGCAGAAAAACAATTAGAACAACAACAAAAACTTGAAAATCTATATCAATCAATAGGTAGAAGTATTGAAGATGGAATAGTTGATGCTATTCAAGGTGCTATAGATGGCACTAAGACTCTTGGTGATGTTGCCCGTAGTGTATTCAGCCAGATACAAAGATCCTTAATTCAGTTTGGTGTTAACTCTTTACTTACTGGTTTATTCCCAGGTTCTAGTTTATTTAGAGCTAATGGTGGTCCTGTTAGTAGTGGTAAAAATTATATTGTTGGAGAACGTGGACCAGAAATGTTTGTTCCGAACTCAGGTGGTCGGATAGTTTCTAATGAAAATCTTGCTGGAGGTTCTACAAATGTAGTTGTAAATGTAGATGCTTCTGGTTCTTCTGTTGAAGGAGATGAACAACGAGGAAGAGAACTTGGGCGTCTGATCTCAGTTGCAGTACAATCTGAAATATTACAACAGAAAAGGCCAGGAGGATTACTTGCATAATGGCTACGTTTCCCTCAATAAAACCTACTTATGGTCAACAGAAAACTTCTGCACCATTAACTCGTACTGTTCGCTTTGCTGATGGCTATGAACATCGTTTATTATTTGGCCTTGCACAACATCAAAATCCAAAAGTTTTTAATTTTACTTACAACGTATCAGAAACGGAAGCAGATGAGATAGAAACATTTTTAGATGCTAGAGCAAATGATAATAGTAGTTTTGATTTTCCTACAGATTATTTACCTGGAGAAACTGCTTCAAACTTTAAATTTGTTTGCGAGTCATGGAACAAGTCAATACCATATAAAAATAGAGCTACGATTCAAGCGACTTTTAGACAAGTATTTGAACCTGCATCCTAATGTCTGTAAACCAAGCTATATTTACTAATTTAGAATCAATAAATCCGTCAGCAATTATTGAGTTGTTTACTATTCAATTAGATTCAACTTTACATGGCGATAGTACGATTTATAGATTTCATGCAGGAACTAGTTTAAATGCAAATGCACAGATAAAATGGCAAGATAATTTTTATCTAAGATTTCCTATACAGGCATCAGGTTTTGCTTTTCAACGTGGGCAGCTACCTAGACCAAAACTGATTATTAGTAATGCAGGATTATCAAGTATAAGTAATGCAATAGATAATTTTAGTGTTTCTGCAATTCTATTAGAAGTAAATAAAACAACACCAGGAAATGATTTAACAGGAGCTACTGTAACTAGACTTAGAACATTAGCTAAATTTCTAGATAAAGAAAATTTTATTAATAGTGTTAATCCTACTGAAGATAAAACCGCAGAATTTCCAAAAGAAGTTTATAAGATTGATAGAAAATCAGCAGAAAATAGAGAAGTTGTAGAATTTGAACTGGCTGCACCTACTGATCTTGCTGGAATTAGGGTTCCAAACCGTAGAGCCACTAGAAATGATTTTCCCTCTATAGGTACGTTTATTCAATGACTTGGAAATATAAAGCACTACTCCACGCTCAACAAGAAGATCCAAAAGAATCTTGTGGTTTGCTTTTAAATGTTAAAGGTAAAGAAAGATATTATCCTTGCCGTAATCTTTCAATCACAAATCATCAATGTTTTATCATCGACCCAGAAGATTACGTAAAAGCAGATAATACAGGTGAGATTGTAGGTGTTGTTCATAGTCACCCTATAACACCACCAAATCCTAGTCAGGCAGACAAAATTAGCTGTGAGGATAGTAACCTTCCGTGGTATATTGTTAATCCAAAAACAGAACAATGGGCATATTTAGAACCA